GCTAATTGTTTTCGTTGAGGACGCTGCCGAGCAGCTTCGGCCAGTCCGCACCCAGGCACAGCGCGATCGGGAAGAGGCTATCTCTACCGCTCACGCATTGCTGATCGACACCGATACTGACAGGACAGTGGATGGAACACTGGCGGCCCTGTACGACGCTGGAATGCTGCGGAGGGCAAAGGACTAACATTGGCGCACGGCTAGTGTTACAATAAACCAACACGGCCCCGACCACTTCAGAGAACGCCGGGGTTCTTTACTACACCGATTAAGGCTTTGCGGGTAAGATCAAAATCCGGGCGTGGCACAAAAGCCGTCACACAGAGCCTTATTCAGTGTAAGGAGAGCGCAACCCGTTCAGCGTAATGAGCGGGCACTGATTAGGGCTCTGCCCCGTGTCGGGTTTAGGCTGCGGACAATACATCTCACGAGCTGCGGAAAGTAGAGCCTTATTCAGTGTGGTGAATGCGCAATCGCTGAGGCGCAACGGCAGTGTAAGCGGCAAAGACTTACTGGCCGGAAATCAGCACCGGCCACCACACTAAATATTGCCACCAGCACGGCATGGGGCCAGGGTCTCCAGCTAGCCGACTGGGAGTCCGAGATTCAGGGGCGGATGAGTGGCGATACCCTTGGCCGGGTAAGCCCTGATGACAGCCAGGAAAGACTGGCACGACTTTAGCCCGCTGCCGGCGATGTAGGCAGATGCGCTCCCCGGGTGTGCGTATCATTAACCGGACTTGGCTACCTTCGGGTAGTCTTTTTTTTGTGTGATGGTGTATGATTGGCGTATGGAAAACACAAAGATTGGCGCACCTACAAAATATACTCAAGACCTGCAAGACCAAGCGGATGAGTACATTTTTAAATATTCCGAGGTTGGGGACGTAATTCCTAGCCGCGTAGGCTTGTGCTGCTACCTTGGAGTTTCTAAGCGTGTAAGCTACGAATGGGAATTAATTTACCCTGACTTTCTGCACACGTTAGAGAACATCGACGCAATGCAAGAGCGCACAGCTGTGAATCGCGGGTTAGACAATACGTTTAACGCGGCCATTACCAAGCTGATACTGCACAACCACGGGTATAGTGATAAGCACGAAACAGACATCACCACCAACGGCCAGTCCATGCGCCCGCAAACCATTATCACAACCGACCCCGTTGAAGCGGCAAAGCAATACCAAGAAATCATGGGCGGCAATGAGTGAGTTTGACTTTAAGAGCCCAGATTACCTCGCGGTCTTCCACGAAAGAATTAGCCGGCTAAACCGCATACGACAAAACCCCGGCTGCATCCCCGCTTTGCGCACCTACTACCGCGACAATCCGGCAGACTTTATATCTGATTGGGGTGTAACGGTTGACCCTAGAAATGTTGAGCGCGGCTTGCCTGCGCTCATTCCGTTTATCCTGTTCCCACGCCAACGTGAGTGGATCCAGTGGACGATGGATAGATGGGCAGGGCAAGAGAACGGCCTAACAGAGAAGACCCGAGACATGGGGCTATCATGGCTGTCTGTTGGCCTAGCGTCTACGCTGTGCCTATTTCACGAAGGCATGATGATTGGGTTCGGCAGCCGCAAAGAAGAATACGTTGACCGGATCGGAAGCCCGAAGTCTTTATTCTGGAAGGCCCGCAAGTTTATCGAAAACGTGCCGCCTGAGTTTAGGCCGGAGTGGGACCCAAGAAAGCACGCCCCACACATGCGCATTAACTTTCCCTTCACAGATGCCAGCATAAGCGGTGAGGCCGGTGACGGAATAGGCCGGGGTGATAGGTCATCGCTTTATTTTGTGGACGAGGCGGCATTCCTAGAGCGCCCTGAACTTGTCGAGGCGTCATTATCACAGACCACCAACTGCCGTATTGACGTAAGCACCCCGCACGGCATGGCAAACCCGTTTGCAGAGAAGCGCCATTCAGGTCGAATAAAAGTGTTCACGTTCCATTGGCGCGACGACCCGCGAAAAGATGAAGCATGGTATGCAAAGCAGTGCAACGAGCTGGACGCTATAACTGTAGCGCAAGAGATTGACATCAACTACCAGGCATCGGTCGAGGGTATACTGATACCGTCTGAGTGGGCCCAAGCGTCTATTGGCGCACATCGGAAGCTAAGCATTGAGCCAAGCGGCAAGCGGTCTGGTTCACTGGACGTTGCAGACAGAGGTAAAGATAAAAACGCCTTTGTGTCATCTCATGGAATATTGATAGAGTCGGTGCAAGTATGGAGTGGAAAGGGATCTGATATTTATGAGACCGTTGAAAAAGCATTCACGATATGCGACTCCGGCGGGCTAGAGTCATTTCGCTATGACGGAGACGGTCTAGGCGCGGGCGTCCGTGGTGACGCCAGGGTAATAAATGAAAAGCGAAGAGCAGATCGCCAGGCACAGAAAAAGGTAAACCAGTTTAGAGGATCTGGCGCTATACACAACCCAGACAAAGAAATGATCAAAGGGCGCAAGAATAAGGATATGTTCCTAAATTTAAAAGCACAGGGATGGTGGTCGCTTCGCATGAGGTTCCAGAATACTTACAGGGCGGTTATTGAGGGCATGGAATACGACCCTGACGAACTAATAAGCATCTCTGAGCAGATACCACCAGCCGAACGCCAGATGCTATTGAACGAACTAAGCCAACCTACCTACGGATTCAGTGACGTTGGTAAGATGAAGATAAACAAGGCACCGAGCGGCTCTAAATCGCCAAACGTGGGTGATGCTGTTATGATTCAGTTTGCGCCGGGTGTCGATACCAAGACAGACTATTCAAAATTAATGTGAGCAACCACATGGCCAGCTTCCCAAAAAGATTTTCAGACGGCATTACCAGCCTCACAAACAAGCTGGCCAACCGGCGCAACGTGCACAACAACAACCGCATGACCAGCACGCGGGTGGACTTTGAAGAGCTGCGTGCGATCTACAAGACCGGCGTAGGCAGCAAGATCATCCGTATCAAGTCTGGTATCGCTTTGAACGATACGCTTCAATTCGAGAGCATCAACGATAAAGAATATTACGAAGTCCGGCTCCAGCAGCACGTAAAGAACGCCTGTAAGTTTATGCTGTCATTCGGGCGCGGGCTGATCGTTATCCAAGAGCCAGGCGCGGATTTGAGCCAGCCATTACCCACGATAAACGACTGGTCGCGGGTCAATTACCAAGTGTTCAGCGGCGATATGGTGTACGTCCAAAGCATCGAGTACAACCTGGCCAGCCCAAACTATTACAAGCCGCAAGCCTACAGCGTGCGCGGGTTTACGATTCACCCAAGCCGCGTTGTTGATATGACTTACGTTCAGCCGGTTGAGTTTGACGCGCCCGAATACTTCTTCGGCGGCATATCTGAGTTTGAGCTAATCCGCAACGAGCTGGTGTCAGATCAGATTGTTCAGCGTGCTGTGCCTGCCATTCTTGAAAAGTCATCGACGCTGTTCTACAAAGTGGACGGGTTCAAGGAGCTACTGGCAGACCGCAAGTCTACTGAGCTAGTGGAGTATTTTTCACAACTGGAAAACCTACGCTCGATCTATGGCGCGGGCATCGTGGACAAAGAAGACGAGATCGAAACCCACACCCAGGCACTAAGCAACTTGGCAGAGTCGGACATGATTACCTTGCGCCGGTTGGCTATGGTGACGGGTCTGTCATTGTCTACTCTAGTAGGTGAGCCGCCCAAAGGCCTTAACGGCAGCGGTGAGGGCGACAGGCAAGTAGACATGCAGACGATTAAGGGGCTGCAATCCGAATATCTGCTAGATAAGATCAACCGCCTGATGACTATGCACGGGCGCGGTCGCGTGTGGTTCAAGGAGAACCAGGGGCAGTCTGATAAAGACCGAATTGCGCAGGAGACTGAAGTGGTCAAGAACGCCTTGATCTTGTGGCAGATGGGTATGGACTACGAGAAGTATTTGGAAGACAACGGCGTGATTGAGAACGATCCATGGGATACCGTTTTCGGCGCGCCAGATGAGCCGGAACCGCTGCCTGACCCTGAGCAGTCAAACATGAGCCTTGAGAAGATTCTGGGTGGTAGCGGTGAAGCGTGAAGTAAGCGCCCCCAAGGGCGCAACCATAAAAGCGCCCGAGCCGCCCAAGTCTGAGATCAAGCAGTTTGGTAACGCTATCGAATACATGGTAGACCAGATGGCACAGCGCTGGCGGAC